CCATGTACGCCGGCCGCGGTATGCGCCGCTTCATGCAGGATTGGGTCGTGCGCCGCTGGCCGCAGAACTTCACGCATTGGATGGAGGCGCCGCCGTGGCCCGAATCCTGATCGCGCTACTGTGCCTCGCGCTGCAGGGCTGCTATGGCTGGGCGCATGGCTACATCGCCGCGCATCCGGACGGCATGGCGCCGATCCACTCGTGCGATTGCTGTGGAGGGCGTTGGTAATGGGCGAGATCTCGAGCGCGATCATCGAGGGCGAGGCCTGCCAGGACTGCGGCACGTACTTCGGGGAAGCCGTTGGCTATCCGCGCAGCTGCGCCGAGTGCGAGGGTTCCGCCGGCGAGAGCTTCGATGCCGAGGCCGACAAACAGCGGCGCGCGCGCAATCGTGAGCACGGCTTTGATGCGCTGGCCAGCGCGGGCTATCACTTCGAAGTCAAGAACGGCGCCGCGCACCTGATCGTTGAAACGGATCAGGGCAAGGTTGATTTCTGGCCAGGCACGAAGAAATGGATCGTGCGAAAGGGCGGCCGCATGGGCCGCGGCGTCGAGGCGCTTATGGAAGCGTGCAAGGCGGTTGGCGAGCCCGTAGAGCGCCCGATTTACCCCGTTGCCGCCGAGGTAACGGATCACTATTTGATCGTGTGGAAGCCCCACATGAGCGAGTTCACCATCGCGGCCTATGAAGCGGCCGGATACACCATCACGGGGAAACCATGAAAAAGACGGCTGAAGAGATCGCCAAGGGCGCGCTGCGCATCGAGTGGCGCGACACTGAATCGCAGGCGCGGCGTGTGGCCGAGCACGCAGAGGATCTGCTCGCCGACACGAAACGCACCGGCGAGCCGCTCGTGCGTTTCTGCCCGGAGTGCGGCGGCATCGGCGAGGTTGAGCCGCCGGCGCGCGACTGCTGCCCGGATGGCAGCGCGGCGCGATACGTGCCGCAAAAGTTTGCCGAGGCGTGCCGCGCTACGTTCAAGCTGGCGATCGCGCCGGCCGCGCCGCTCGGCGCGCACGAGCTGCTCGAGATCGCGCGTAGCACTGGCCTGCGCAGCTTCCTGCATGGTGTGAACGCCACAGACGCGCGCGCCATCCTCGAGTGCTACCAGCTGGCCGTCGACGCATATCGCGCATCGATGCCGGCGGATCCCACCGCACCCATTGCAAAGTGGCTGTTTGATGGCGTAAAGCAGGCGCTCGACGCGACCCATGCCGTGTGCCTCGAGCACGGCTGCTCGCAGGGCGAAACGGTGGCCGACTGGCTTCGTAAGCAGCTCGCCGCGCTAGATGCTATCCGCAAGGCATCGGGCAACGACGTCGAGCAGCACATGCAGGCGATCGACGAGGTGATGGCGCTGCCATTGCTCGCGCCAGAGCGCGGGGCGATCGCAGGCGCGCTGATGGCGAGCTTCATGGCAGGGCAGCAGGCGCAGCGCGATCGCGAAGCCGCGACTGCGGCGATGACGGATGCGCGGATTCTGGAAATTGCCGCGCCGCACTTCGAGGTGAGTGAAAGCCGGTATGGCCGCGAATTCAACCCGCATGATCAGTACCACGGCAGCGACCTAAGCACGATAGCTTTCGCGCGCGCCATCCTCGCCGCTTCAGGAGATCAGCCATACACCAAGCACCTCGAGCAGCGCATCGCCGATCTGCACACGCAGCTGCACGCTGAAACGGCGCGTCTCGATTACATCGAGGCCAACTGGTTCGACAAGCACGGCGCCGATCCGGCCAAGGGCGAGCCCGAGGGTTTCGAGTGGGCGTTCGCTGCCGAGTGGGAGTATGTCGGCACGCAGAGCCTGCGCATGGCGATCGACAACGAGATCGAGCTGGCCAAGGCAAACCCGCGCGACGATACGCCGGTAGGCGAGCCGGTTGTGACGGCCGCAGATCTGGCCAAGGTGGCGCACCTGCCAACGACCAAGTTTGAAGTGTGCGGAGTCTGCGCACAGCCAAACACCTGCAGCGAAGCCGGTTCGTGCGCGCGCAAGGTGGGTGATCTGTGATCGCGCCGAGCCTCGAACACGTAATCGATGCCACAAATGCGCGTGCCGCGCGCGTCGAAGAGCGCTGTAGCTACATAGTGACGGGCTATGTGCTCACGCACCACTCGCTGGGCAAAAAGGCCGTGGTGGATATGGCGAGCGTGCGCTGGTTCCCGAACGTGGACGAGTTCATGCACATGATGACCGGCCGTAAGATCACGCCGGGGCCCGGCCTGCAGCCGACGCAATGGGGCGTCGACGAGATCGCGCCGGCCGCGCCGGCGATCGCGCCAGCGCCTGCAGCTGCTGCGCCGACGCGGCCGGTGCTCACTGCGCCGCCATCGGCCAGGCTGCTCGAGAGCACCGAGGACGCGCTCGGCCAGCTCGCGCACGAGCTCGGATGCGTCTATGACGTCTCGGTACCGCATAACGCGGGCTGGTTTGTGCCGGGCAAGCCCACGGCGTGCGCCAGCGCGTACGACGCCATACGCGGGCTCGTCGCCAGCCTGAAGGCAGGCGGCACGGTGTACGAGCCGAAGCCGGCCGCGCCGGCGATCGCCGAGCCTGTGCTCGAGCTCGAGCTGGTGCCCGTCGAGGTGCCGAAGCGCAAGCCCGCGCCGGCGCCCGCGATCGAGCAGGGGGCGCTTTTCTGATGCCACAACAGCAACAGCGTTGCGTCTATTGCAACGAGCCGGCGACGCTGCTGTGCGATTTCATACTCGGCTGGGGGATCGGCGAGCTCGTGCGCGATCGCCGCGGGCCTGCGTGGAATGCGATCGACACGACGCGGCCGCCGCACACATGCGATATGCCGATGTGCCTCGCCCACGCCGAGCACCGCGGCACGATGCACGTTCGCATGAGCCGCAGCAAGAACGGGCGTCGCGGCTTCTTCGATACGTTCGATCACTGCCTCGAGCACGCTGGCCAAAGCGACACCGGCGCACCCGTGATACCCGACGACGAAGCCGAGCGCCTGCGCCGCGCTGTGCACGCCCTTGCTCAACGTCGCGCGATGCGTGAGCGGGGAGTACTCCCGGCGCCGCCGCGCAGCTCGGCCGGCCAACTGGATCTTTTCTAACCGCCGGCGCCGCCGGCAACACACAGGAGCAACACGTGACAGAAGCAATCAAAAGCCCGCTTATCCCCGCAGCCGAAGCCCGCGCGCACGCGCAAGCCGTGCAGGAATACGAGCCGCAGGACGTAATCAGCAACATCGCCACGTACGTCGAGGCAGCAAAAAACCAGGGCCATCACTCGACGCTCTTCCCGATCGCGGGCCATATGTTCACGGGCGATCAGGACGACGAAAGCACCTGGCCGGCGTGGCTTGCAACGGTGGCCAAGGCGCTGCGCGACGCGGGCTATGCGGCCAGCGTCACGCACGGCGGGGGTGCGATCGCGATCTCGTGGGCCGATCAGCCGGCGTAATTGCAGGGCAGCGAGGGATCGGCAAGCACCGCTCGCACGCTCCGGTCCTCTTCCTCGCGCGTGCCCCGATTCAGATTTGCCGTTATGCCGACGCGGACCTGCGTGCCGCCGGCGGCAGGCGTGAGGCGCAAACGGCCAATCTCGGTGCGCACCGTGGGGTAGAGATCGCCATGCAGATACAGATCGATGACGAGCTCTTGTGGATCCGGCAACGCATCGCCTTGCGGCTCGATGGTGTCAACGAGATACCCGCACTGCCTCGAGCGCTCCATCACCGCGCGATACACCTGCATCGGGGCACGGCTAACCGTGAGCTGCGTCCACATGAGATCGCTTTCTTTCACCGTGGCTGGGAAGGGCGCACATGCGGCGAGCAGTGCCGGAAGCAAGGCAAGCGCGAAGCGTTTCATCGAGCGTCTCGTCTGGAAGAAGTACCGCGAATATAGCGCATCATGCGCCAGCTCTCGGACAAACGGCGCGCTATGCGCCATAATGGGAGCATGGACACGACAGAATTTTGCGATCGCGCTAGTGCCGTGCTCGGCGGCCGCGGCTGGAAACGGCGGCTCTCAGAGATCACCGGCAAAGACTATTCAACGGTAAAGCGGTGGGCCGATGGCTCGCTCGAGGTGCCGCCGTACGCATCAATTTTGATTCAACTGCTCGAGGCGGTACCGGAATCCCGGCTACCCGACGAGCTGCTGCAGATCCTCGCCCCGCGCCGATAGACGCAGGCAGCAGGAAAGAGCGGGCCGGCCCATCGAACCGGCCTTTTTTTCATCCATTGGAGCACTGAAGAATGCCCGATACGCAAGACAACACGGCCGCGAGCAGCGGCCAGCAGCTCACGAACACCGGGAGCGAAACGATCACCACGAAAGACATAGGCGACCTCAATCTCCTGCTGGGAAACACGACGCCGGCGGGCACGAACACGCAAGAACCGGATTCGTCGAGCACCTCGTCGACGGCCGCCCTGTCTGGTTCCGCTGAAGGCAAGCAGGGAAACGGTGCGAGCGGTGCGCAATCTGCGACGGATGGCAGCACCACTGCGCTGAATTCGGATGCTTCGTCATCGATCCAGACGAGCCAAGAGAGCAGCTCGGCACCTGGTACTGACGCGGGAAACGCGGGGGCCGCTTCTGCATCTGCTGCCGAAGCAGGGGCGGCCACCTCGAGCGGTGCCCAATCGGGCGAGAGCTCGAGCAGCACGCAGCAGACAGCCAATGGATCGGAATCGACCTCGCAAGCGGCCGCGATCGCACAGTCTACTGGCGACGCGATCCAATCGGGCGCGTCCTCGCAAGCGGATTTGCCGGCTTCATCGCTCACCGAACCGACGTCGCCAGCTGGGGACTCGCCCCAGGATGGCGCGACGAGTAACGCGGGGCTCGCGCCGGCGGTGATGGATAGCGAAGCGGCGTCGGCTGCGCGTGCGGCCGCGCTCGCCACGCCCGACACTGATCTCGGCAACCACCCGGCGGCCGAGCATATCGATGCGATCGTTGAACAAACGGTCGCAGCGAAGGCGATAGGCTTGCCGGCCGAGTTGGCCGAGTATGTTGAGGTGAAAGCGCGCATGATCCGCATAGCGATCGCCAACGAAGAGGCGGCCGCGCATCGCCACTTCGACGAGCTGCTCACCACAATCGAATCGATCGCGCACGTGCCCGAGCACATCATCACGTTCGTGCGCACGAAGGTCACTTACTTGCGCTCGATTCTCTAAGCCGCTCGCCGGCGCCGTAACGAAAAAGCCCGCTTCGCGCGGGCTTTTTTGTGCTCAAACTGCCAGTTTGCGATTTGGTGCAAGTTGGTACTTTGCGCAAACTGGCAATTTACCGCTTTACACCAGGTGTAAAGGCGTCATCTATAGCCGTGCGAGTCGAGCACCTGCTGCATGTTCGAGCCTTCCCACGAGCCCGGTCGCGTGTTCGTCATCACTAGATCCTGAGCGAGCATGTCGAACAGACGGGCCACGGTGAGCGTGCCGTGCGTGGTGGCGTCTGGATCGTTCATATTGGCGGCATCCACCACCATGAGCAGATGCCCATAGGCCTCGTCGCTGACTTCGATCTCGATCTTCATGACACTCACTTCCATACGTGCGAGAGCACGCCCGTGGCGAGCACGATGCCGAAGGCGACCGCGTACAGCTTGTTGGAGAGCCGGCCCTCGAGCAGCTCGAGATCCTGTTTCGTGGCGAGCTGCTCGAGCGCGGCATCGTTGATGCCTTCGGCGAGCGCTTCGGCCGCTTCTTTAGTCATGCCGCCTTTGGCCTGCATGTGGCGGGCAAATCTGAGGGTATCGATCATGTGCACTTTTCTCCGTTCTTCTGTGATTGTAGGCGCGCCATCGGCGCGCACGGACAGAATAGCGCATAGCGCGCCTTTTGTCGTTGTAGAACCCGGATAGGTGCCGATTTGGCTGCACCGCATTGTTGCAACGGGCGCAATGATCGAAGTGTAAAAAGGCGCATAGTGCGCCAAGTACTTGATTTGCTGGGATTTGCTTCTGAATTAAGCGAACGCCTAATTTGACATAATGAGCATTATCACCCCTGTTGGTATGTCTGGAAGTGTTGCGCACTGGCCGCGCGCGGCGGCCAAGGGGGGTAGAGGCTGCATTCGCCACATGCAAATGCATTGCCCCGTTCAACCCACACGGCGGATGCCGCTCGTGCTTGCTACAGGTAAGACACTACCACAAAGAAAAGGCCGCACCGAGCGGGGTCTCAGTGCGGCCAGGGTGCTACCTTGGGACGTGCGCGCCGCGAGGACGAGGGCCACCATCGCGACGCAGGAATGATCATATCAGATCGATATCGAAAAGCCATCATCATTCAGGAAAAAAAAGCCCGGGGGCACACGCCTCGGGCTAAATTGGACCGGTGCTTTCGGTAAAGCCGCGAGCCCCGCGGTATGGCCGAATGCGGGACGGACTATAGCGTCGCCACCCTGGCCCCACAAGTCTTTTCGCTAACCGCTCATTGGTACGATCGGCGTCTTCGGATCGGCCAGGATAAACGGCTTGAGCACCGCCAGATCGCCCTTGAACACCTCGAAATCGACAGCCAGATTGGCGTGATAGCCCTCGAGCGGCACGGGCGCCGCGAATTCGCCCTCTTTCGCCTTGGCCTTTTCTTTGTCCGTGGGCGGCCGGCGCAGCGTATCGAGCATGGTGAGCTGCACGCCCGCGCACGGCATCGAGTGGCCGCCCTCGATCTGCTGCAGCACGCCGGCATTGATCAGGCCCGCGTGCATTTCCTTGTATGAGCTGGCGCGTAGGTAGAGCTTGCGCATGGTTACTTACTCCCGTTCGGTTTGCGGCCCGTTGCGGCCTTGGCGCCCCCGGCCGAGGGTTTGGATGCGGCGACCGACGCTGCGCCGCTTCTCGCTTGCTGCATGGCCGTTGTCGCCGGCGGCGTTACCGGCGCTTTGCCGCCGGCCCCGGGCATACCGGGCGCTTTGGGGCTGGGCACGCCAGCCTGCGACATGGCGACGGCCGTTGCGGCCGCGTTGGCCGCTTCCTGCGGATCCGGCGCGCCCCAGCCGAGCCCATCTTCGGCCGCCGGCGGCAAGCCCGCCTCTTCGCGGATATGGTTCTCGAGATCGGGATCCGGGAAGAGCTGCGCGCCAGCTGCCGCGAGCGCCGTGAGCATGGCGGCAAGGCCCTGCAGATCCTTGGCCGCGACGTCGCCGTGCGCGAGCGTGGGCATCGTTTCGACGCTTTTGCCGTTGAGTTTCCACAGCCTAGGCATGAGAAAGCGATTGATCGTGTCGCAGATCCGCTCGAGAAACGTCTTGATCGCCTGCGCGAAGATATCTGATTTGTTTTGCGAGAGCGCGTGGGAGCCGCCGCGGCCTTGCTGGCCGAGCATGATGAAGTCGGCGAGCACGGTGGCCGTGATGCGGTTGTCGTATCGATCGATGATCTTCGTGGTATCGATCGCGCGCGATCCGCCGCTCGAGATCAGCTTGAAGTCGAACAGCAAATTGCCGTGCTGGTCGCGATCGCTCGGGATCACGACGCCCATTTGCTTGTCTTTCCGCACGTTCGTGACGAGCCTCTTCCAATCGGAGGCGACCTTCTTCTGCTGCGTGTCGGCGTTCACGTCCATGTAAGAGCCCGGGATCATGGCCACCGGTAAGCCCGCGAGATCTCGCTCGATGCCGATGCCCTCAATCTCTTCCAGACGCTTTTTGAAGTACCACGGCCGATAGGCGTTACGCAGGATCGAGCGCCCCTCGGGGTTGTTTCGCTCGTTGCGCGTACGAAAGAGCACCATTTTCGTGATGGGGATATACACCATCGGGCCCGCGATCGGCTGCTGCCATACGCCCTGGATGCCGCCGTCGACGGGATCGAATTGCCAGCGCACGATCGACGATTGCGCGCGCAGTGACAGGTTGCGGATACCCACCTTGCCGTCTGTGTATTGGCTTCGCTCGCTTGGGTCGGTGGAATCGGGCCCGTTGCGCTTCTTCCAAATGATTTCCATCGGCGCATAGCCGTAGGTGAACATCGACGCGATCTCGGTGAGCACGTCCGACATGGGCGAGCTCATATCGCTAAACACCTCTTCGGCAAACTGCTTGTCTGCCTTGGCCTGGGGGCTCTCGTCGGCAGCCTGCCAATTGAACGGCGTGCCGGTGATCAGCATCTCGATCGCGAACAGGATGGCACCGATCACCGGATCGTTATCGGCCATTTCCTTGTACGTGGCCGCGCCGCGAACGCCCTTCAGTTCCTTGAGGAATTCTTCGACAACGAAGCCGCCATACTGGCGCAGGCCCGTCGAGCCGATGATGTTTGGATCGTAGTCGACGGTGCCCGCGTCGCCATGCGGGCCACCTACGGCGCCGAGCGCTGTGCCGGCGGCGATCGCGCCGGCAGCTGCAGGCGACACCGCGAGCGGGCCGTTGCCGAGCGCGGTTTCTGCCGCGGATGCGATCGCCGCCGGCGTCGCGTTGCTGCTCGAGCTCGAGGCGGTGCGCGCGCCGCGCTTGCTCGGTGTGCTGCCGTTCGTTTTAGCCATAGTTATCGTCCTCGACGTACTCATCGTCGTCGTACGGGTTATTGCTCATGTCGGGCGTGAAGGGCGAGATCCGCGGGAGATCGGCCGGGCCGCCCGCGCCAAACAGAGCTGGGGAAATGCGTCTGAGTTGCTCAACAGCCAGCGCAAGGGCCATCACGCAGTCATCGTGAAACCCGACCGGGGCGCTATAGCGCACGCCGGTGCGGGTGTATTGAAACTCGAAGTTGTCGAGCTCTTCGCGTATGGGCCCATCGGGGAAGGTAACGGCGCGGCTTTGAATCGCCACCGCGAGGCCTTCCATTAGTCGCTGTTTGCTTGCCGAGGAAAAGACGTAGCCGCTGATCGAGGACGGCCGCTTTGCTTGAAGGCGTTCGACGATGGGATCGCCGACGCCGGTGGAGTCTATCAGCGTGGGGGTGTTGCCCACAATGTCGAGGATATGCCTTTCCGTTTCGCCCCAGCTCTTTTGCCAGCGATCGAAACCGCACACGCGCTGCTGCCGATCGAGGCCCACGAGCACCGACCAGTCTTGTTTTTTGGCCAAATCCTGGCCAGCTGCCACCATGCGCTCATCCGATAGCGGGCCGACGCAGTTGGCAATGTGCTTAAGGCCGAACGGATTGCCGCCATCGTCGGACGGCTCGGCAAGGTAGAGCTCGCGAAATACGTCCTCGGGCAGCAGGCGCTTGGCGTCTTCCACTTCCTCGAGCTTGAGCACACCGCCCTCGACGGCGTCGTATGCCGTCATCTTGTAGTGCGCCATGCGCGGCTCGCCAGCGGCGGCCATGCGCGAGAGCTTGTAAAACCAGTTCTTTTGCCCCTTCACGTTGCCGATGCAGCGCACCGGGCCATTGGTGGCCGTGAGTGTCGAGCGGATAGCCCACCATGCCTCTTCGCGCATCCGCGAGGCCTCGTCGAGCACCGCGGCATAGACGTCGTCGCCATACAGGTTGTCTGGCTTCTCGGCCGACTTGAATTCGATGACGGCGCCGTTGAGCAGCGTGATCTGCAAATCTTGGTTATTCGCGTGATAGAGCTGCTTTGGGCACGCACGCTTAAGGCGCAGAAACGCGATTTTCGCCTGCCTATAGACAGGCGCCACCCACCAGTAATTTCGCCCTGGCTTGCCGTAGATCGCTGCCTGTTCGAAGAGCCAGCAAATGCAACCATGCGTCTTGCCGGCCTTCGTCGAGGCCTCGATCATCGAGTAGCGCGCAGGGTTCCCGTGCAGATCGAGCGGGTTAAAGATCGCCCGCAGTTGCTTGGGGTAAAGCCAGGGCCGTACAAATTCGATCTGACGCGCGCTCAAAGGAACCCCAGCGAGCGAAGTGTGCAGTCGATCAATACGATGCCTGCGGCAACGAGCAATACGAATTCAGCCCAGCCCTTCATGGTGAGTCAGTTCGTGGTGTAAATGCCGCGACGCACGGGGCGCTGACGCTTTACGCGCCCAAGCGGCCCGAGCTCTTGGTTAGCCTGCGCGCGCGAACCGTTGACCTTCGCTTGTGGGTTACGGTGCTGCTCTTTGACAGCGCTGTTTTTGGCGAATGCGCCAAAGCCTTTGCGGGTGCTCATGGTTTCATTCCTCGAGGTTGCGAAAGAGATGGTCGAGCAGCTCAACCAACAAGCCGAGCAGCCAAGAGACAACGAGCCCGCCGGCGGGGAGTATCGCGATCAGCGCGTGCACGTGGTCCGAGTGCCAGTAGACGCGGGCAATGGCGCACAGCAGCACCACGGCCACGCAGGTAAAGCGGTTCATAGGCGCCTCATAGCTTGCGCGGGTTGGAGTGTTCGCAAAAGCTGCAGCGGCGCTTACCAGGGCCAATGCGGCGGCCGCACCCTTCGCATCCAATGCGATCGTTCGGCGCGCGCACGGCAATGTGCACTCGATCGACGGGCAGGTTGAGCGGCCGCTCAAACAGGCTCGAGCACCATGCGAAGCGCTCGACAAGCGGTGCGTCGATGATCTCGAAGCGCACCCGGTTCTTTCGCAGCACTTGCTCGAGCGTGGTGCCGGCCGCGTGCGCCTTCTCACCGAGCGCACACGCGAGCTCGGCCGACACGCGCAGCACGAGCAGCGGCTCTTCCCCCTCGACGGCCACCACGGCCACGCTTTGCACTTCGGCGCGATCACTCATGCGGCCTTCCCTTCCAAAAGTTGCGCGTTCTCGCGAGCGATACGATCTGCGGCGATCGCGAAGTACGAGGCCTCAAGCTCGATGCCTACGAAGCGCCGGCCAGCGCGCAGCGCGGCGACGCCCGTGCTGCCCGAACCCATGCAGTTGTCGAGCACGAGATCGCCCTCGTTCGTGTAGGTGCGCACCAGGTATTCAATCAGCGCGACAGGCTTTTGCGTTGGGTGCAAGTTGCTGCGCTGCTTGTCGCTAGCGAACCTCAGGACGCTGCGCGGGTATCGCTCGGTTGAGTCGTATAGAAGTGCCGTGAACGCCTGACGCCCATACGTCCGCGTTATATCTTTCGTCTTCACCGACGACTTTCGGGCGTGGCCGAACGTCTTCTGCGGGTTGTAAGTCGGCTGGCGTTCGTAAAAGACCAGCACATTTTCGTGCGCCTTCATAGGTGCGCGCTTTGCATTCAGATGTCCAGTCGCATGCGTCTTTTCCCAAACCCACTCATACCGCAGGTTCTTTAGGTTCGACGCGCCGAGCACTTTGTCGAATGGCGTCTGAGCAGTAAGCACCACCGCGCCTTTGCAGACGCGGTCGTATTGCTTCCATAGCGCGGCAAGATCGAGCGGACAGTCCCATTTGTTGCGCGTGGTTCCATACGGCAGATCACATAGAACCAGATCGACACTCTGATCGGGCAGCGCGGCCATGCGCTCTATGCATTCGCCGTGATGCAGGACGTAGCGATCGCTCATTGCTCGCCGTCCTCTTTCGGTTTGCCCGGTGCCTCGCCCATCGTGAGCGTGAAGCGAATCGGCGCATCAGATGGCAGGCCCGCAGGCTTGTCGCCCTCTTCCCCGCCCTGCCCTTGGCCGCCCCGCACCTCAAAGGTGGCGCTCATGCCGGGGCTCTTCTCGCTAAAGCCCATGCGCGTCTTTGCCCAAAAGATGCCGGCAGTCACGGCCGCCTTCTCACCGCCGCTCGTGGCGATCTTCAGCAGGTTGCCGGCCACGCGCAGATTGACCATGTCGGCGCCGTGCGCCAGCTCGTCGGCAAAGTGGGCTTTCATGGTGTTGAGCGCGAGCCCGTGCGGCGCGTTCACGCAGAAACGGATCTGCTCGTCGGTGTAGCCGCAGGCCTTCGCGAGCGACACGAGCAGGCGATCGCCCGGCGTGGGCACGTAGCGCTTGCGGCTCTCGCGCATCACCGGCGAGATCGACTCGCGCGGCGCGCGTGAAGCTGCAGCGCTTGACGTTGAAGCGGCGCGTTTTGAAGTGCGTTTTGAAGTTGAATCAGCTGCAGCAGCTTTTGAAGCCGAAGCCTTTTTAGCAGCTGTCAATTTCTCGCTCTTCACGCGCGTGGAAGCCGAACCCCGCTCTGTTCTGGCAGATGAAGGGTTCGGCTGCTTTTTCGCAACCATAGTTTTTATTGAAACGGTGATGAAATTGGTTGACGTGTGGCGCGTGATGCGCCATAGTCTAGGCACTCGCCCCGAAGTGTGGGCGGCATGTGAAGAGGGAGAAACTGCGATGCAAATGCAAGTGTACGGCAATGAATTGCAAAATGGAGCGCATGGCGCGCCGTTCGTGCTCAATGACGCTGTGATGACGTCCATCATGAAGCACGCTCTAGCCGAGAACCCCACCCCCACTCCCACCGCGCGCAAGGGTTCAATGCTCGCCGAGGCCCAAGCGGCCGTACTGCGCGGTGAAGCTCCGGCCCCTCTCGCGTTCAAGAGCGCGGCAAACCCCTCCTACCAAAAGCACGCAGACGCGCTGTATCAGTTGGCGTGCGAAGGCGCACTCGATGCGCTCACCGGTTACGCGCTCTCAGGCACCAATACCTACGCCCGCGCATTGCGCAAGTACCGCGATCTGCTCGTTACTGCTGTGCAAGGCGCGTTCAATGCGGGCGCTCTCCCTCCGGGGCATAACGCATAGGAGTGCGGGAGCGCCGTAGCTGTAGCTGTGGATAGGCGGTAATGATTCTCATTCGTTTATAGGGGCATTTCACCCATGAATCGATATCAAGTAGATAGCAAGCCGGCCTCGAAAAGCCATCTCGAACTCGAAAACGAGTGCAACCGCTTTAATGTGGCCATCCGCATCGGCGATCTGGTGGCATACCGCGAAGTTTTGCGCGATGACTGCCCGGTGCAGGTGTTCGCCACGCGCAGCCCGGCGCAGGTATTGAGCGGCCATAGCGCGGTCGTGTGGCTCACCGGCAAAAGCGGCTGCGTGTTGATTTCGCACTGCCGCAAGGCCACACGGGCAGACGTCGAAGCACATGAGCGCGCGATGCAAGAGGCCGCCGAGCGGGCCTCGAAAGATGCGGCCGAGGCGGCGCATATCCGTGCGACGCCCTATTACGTTCGCCCCGCAGCGTTCAAGCAACTGCGCGAGGGCAACGCGGCTTTGTGCCGACTGGCCGGAACGCTCGATCCCGATCAGATCCGCCTGTACGAGCAGGGATTCGTCGATGCACTTGTGAAGAGCGTGCGCGAGCTGATGCGCCTCGCCACGCGCAACGATGTGCCAGAAGCCGAGCAGATCGCGATCGCCGAGCGCGCGCAAGACCTGCTTGATCGATTCGAGAACGACGAGCCGGTGCCGTTTTGAGGTGGCCATGAAAGAGCAACAGATTCAAGCACTGCGCGAGCAGTACGCAGGGCAAGTGCTAGCGGCCTTTTGCGCGAACCCGGCTGTTTTCGCGGAGAACGGCCGCACTGGATGGGGCCTGGTGAACTGCACGCATGAACAGCTCGTCGAGCTGGCCGATGTGCTGGCCCACAAGCTCGCGCGCAAGGTGGTCCGGTGAGGGAAAAAGGCAAGCGCGATGCGCAACGCGACAAGGCGCTCGAGCTGATCCGCCTCGCTGCATTGCATGGGCAAGAGCACGTCGCCACGCGGCTTTTCGTGCACTTGCGCGTGTCGCGGCGGGAATTTAACGAGCACCTGGCACTCGGGCGCTCACAACGCGAAGGGGGCTTTATGGCTTTAGGAGAAAACCAAAAGCGCGTGCTTTGCGCGCTGCGCCGGCGCCCGACCGGCTGGTATCGGGGGTGCTCGATGGTGGTGCCGGGCGTGAGCGTGCCGAAAGTGATGGGCACGCTCGAGCGGCTCGGCATGGTGGCTGCGGCGCCGGCGTTCGTTCCCAACCGCGGCACACAGGACGTCTACACACTCACCGAGGCTGGTATGCGCATCGCGAATGCGGTTGCCGAGGCGAGAGAAAAGGCGTGCGCGGCATGAGCGAGTTGCTCGCCATATGGGTCGTGTATAAGCGGCCCGCCGATTACCCGGGGCACTTCGTGGCGCGCAAGTGGCTTGTCACGCCGGAAGGATTGACCGCCACGATGGAAGCCGTGTTTGCGCCCACGCTCGGGCAAGTGCGCGCGAAGTTGCCCCCGGACCTTTACTGCTCGCCGCGCCAACCTGGCGACGAACCGCAGATCATTGAATCGTGGTTTTAAAACAACATCTGACCTATATCAAAATGCCATCAAATCACCCGAAAGAAACCGTTGAACAGATCGTCTATATCCCCCTGAATGAGCTGCATATCTCGCCGCTCAACCAGCGGCGTAACGACACCTCAAGCGTCGCCGAGCTGCGCGCGCTAATCCGCTCGCAGGGGCTGCTGCAGAATCTGATCGTGGTGCCCGAAGCAGACGGCGGCTGGGGCGTCGTGGGCGGCGGCCGCCGTATGCGCGCAATGCAGGAAGAGGCGAGCGATGGGCACTTTGCGGCCGACCATCCGGTGCCGTGCATCATCGCCACGCCAGCCACGGCGCCCGCCATGAGCCTTGCGGAAAACAGCGGCCGCGAGCCGATGAACCCGGCGCAGGAATTTCGCGCGTTCGCCGAGCTGCACAAGCAGGGCAAGCCCGTCGAGGATATCGCGGCGCAATTTGGCGTCTCGCCGATCGTGGTGCGCCGGCGCCTGGCGCTCTCGAATGTTCACCCGACGCTGATCAAAGCGTACGAAGCGGGCGAAATGAACCTCGAAACGCTGCAGGCTTTCACGCTGGCCAGCTCCCATAAGCAGCAGCTCGCGGCATGGCAGTCGGTGCCGCAGTATCAGCGCGGCGCGCACTGGATCCGCCAGGCGCTTACGAAGGGGCAAAAAGACGCGCGGCACGACCGGGCCAGCCAATTCGTGGGGCTTGCCGCGTATGAGGCCGCCGGGGGCGCGGTGGTGCGCGACCTCTTTAGCGGGGAAAACAGCGGCTATATCGGCGATGCCATGCTGATGCAAAAGCTCGCCGCGGAAAAGCTCGAGGCCGAAGCAGACAAGGTGCGCGCCGAGGGCTGGGCGTTCGTGGACGTGCACCCCGAGCTCGAATGGAAGCATACCGATCGATTCGGGCGCAGTAAGCCGGCCACGCGCGAGCTCACCGCCGACGAGCAGGCCGAAATCAGCGCGCTCGAGGCCGAGATCGAAACGCTCAACGCGCAGCTGCACGACGACGAGGAAGAGTTCACCGATGGCGACGCGGAAACGATCGAGGACGAAATTGGCCGCCGGCAAGCGCGCATCGAAACGATCCGCGCCGCGACGTCGACCTATACCGATCGCCAGAAGAAAAAGGCCGGCGTAGTGATGGGCATCGGCCACGGCGGCCGCCTCGAGATCCACCGCGGCATGATCCGGCCCGTCGATCCGAAAGAGGCGAAGAAAAAGGAACTGGCCAAGGCCAAAGCGGCAGCTGAAGCGGCCGGCGAGGCGGCGCCTATGGGCCTAAGCGAAGCGCTTACGCGCAAGCTCACGGCCCACCGCAGCGCGGCGCTCGCAGCGCACCTGCTCGAGTGCCCGCGCGTGGCGCTCGATCTGCTCGCGGCGAACATGGCCATGCAGGTGCTCTATAACGGCGGCTACTACGGCGCGGCCGGCGTGCACGTCCAGGCGCATAAACAGATGGGAACGCTAATCTCGGCCGGCCCTGACGTCGAAGAGAGCAAAGCCTATAAGGCGATCGACGAGCAACGCGATGCCCTGCTCGATCTGCTGCCCGAGGATCCGAAGACGCTTTTCGTGTGGCTGGGCGAGCAGAACATCATGACCGTGGTCGAGATCCTGTGTTTCTGCACGGCCGCGACGCTCAATGCCGTGGTGGGCAACCAGCACAGCAAGCCGCTCGAGCAGCTCGAGGGCACGATTGGGTTGAATATGGCCGATTGGTGGCAGCCCACGCGCAAGTCGTTCCTCGATCAAGTGCCCAAGCAGGTGATCCTGGACGCGCTCAAAGAAGTGGGCTTCGATGACGCGGCGATCGCCACGGCCGAGAAGCTTAAAAAGTCCGATCTCGCAGCCTACGCCGAGGAAGCGCTCGCCGACTCGGGCTGGGTGCCGGCGCCGATCCGCGGGAAGGCCTCGCCGATCGTTGCCGAGGCGCGCAAGCCGAAGGCGAAGGCCGCAACGCGCAAGCCCGTGACGAGCTCCGCGAAAAAGCCCGTGACGAACTCGGCAAAGCCCCCGGTCAAAAGCTCGATGCGCAAGCGCAAGGGTGAAATGGAGAACGCGCCGCCTGAAAAGGGCTCGATGGCCGATCAGTTTCACAAGCTGAATCCGGCCGCCGCGTGGCCCTTCCCAATCAACAAGTGACGCACTGCGCTCCGTCATCGGAGCGCCAGCGAACCGATATCGAAACGACACTAAATGAACATCGATAAAACGGAATATCAGCCAACCATCGAGCAGCTCACGCAGATTCATTCGCGCTTTGCTTTCGAGGCCGTGCAGACGTTCAACGAGCACGGCGAGCACCGCCCGACGCTGATCGTGGCCACGGTGCACCCGGACGGCTCGTGCAGGCACATGCAGATGCCCGATTTCGCTGTGCTGCCCTACTTCTCGGCCGATTCGCACGCGCAGCAGCGGCAAAACGTGGCGCTGCTCGCCGCGAAGATCCGCAGCATTTTGCTGCCCGGCCCCGTTCGCGAAAACATGGCTAGGCTCGCGCCGGCGCCGAATGTGGTCATCCAGATCAATGAGGCGTGGTCTGCCTCTACCGATGACCCGGATCGCGGCAAGCTACCCGAGAGGCTGGAAGACGCCCCCGGCCGCGTCGAAGTCATCGCGATCCAGCTGCACACGCCCCGCGGCACGCATATCGGCTACAGCCCGATCCACGATAACCCAAGGCGCGCGGAAGTCGGCACGCTGTACACGGAGCGCATGATCGGCGGCAACAATGCGATGCCCGACGCTGACAGGGTGTTGCACTGATGGTCGCCATTCGCAAGTGCATGAAATGCGGCGGCAGCGGGCACGTGCTCGAGGCGATCGCCGGCGCGCTCGAGCCGGTGAAGTGCCCACGCTGTGGCGGCGATGGCCGCATGGTGCTTAATCCGCCGCGATCGCGAGCCGTTAACGAGCCACAGGAACCCAAAAAGCAGCCGAGGCTGCTATGAGGGTCGGTCGCCCTGTAAAGCCGATGCCGCAGCCCGTTTGCCCGTATTGCGATCAGAAGGCCAAGCTGCTGCGCGCCGGCGAGCCCGGCTACCCCTACGAAGCGCGGCATCCGGACGAAGTTCGCGATTATGGCCCGATGTGGACGTGCGCGCCCTGCCAGGCGTGGGTCGGTGTACACGCCAACAGCCGCCGGCATGTGCCGCTCGGGCGCCTGGCCAACGCCGAGCTGCGCCAGTGGAAAAGCAACGTGCACGCGGTTTTTGACCCGCTCTGGCAGGCCAAGGTGCGGCGAGACGGCTGCAACAAATTCGAAGCGCGCAACGCCGGGTACAAGTGGCTGGCCGGGGAGCTTGGCATCGACGTGAAGGAATGCCATGTCGGCATGTTCGATATCGAACGATGCCAGCGTGCGATCGAAATTATCACGTCCGTGACAAAAAGGCCGCGCAAAACGTAAAAGACTTGCTATAGTCACTCCATCTTTTCGATATCGATTTGATGGAGTGCAAACCGTGTTCCGCCACTATTCCAACGCTGATTCCGAAGAAGATCCGATCCTCCCGCGATATCCGCGGCTGTGCCGAGAGTGCCGGCTCTCGTTTGGCCACTCCATGGGCTGCCCCGAGGCAGACGATCTGGCCGAAAGCGATATCGAAACGCTATCGGATAACATGCAAAATGATTGATTTACAGCGACACCGCTTCCAATGCGAGGTACGCGCTCTGCTTAAACTACGGTACGAGAAGGGAGAGCAAGCGCGCGACCAGTACATCGCAGAGGTACGCAAGAAACGCGGCGCGCAAGCAGTCGATGAACTGGTTTCAGCAGCGGTCGAGCAGTGGCGGCTCGGCAATCGGGGGCGCCCTAATGATTGGCGCTAATAAATGTAACCCGGGTGATTATTTTTCTTGCCTGTAGCGCGTGATGCGCCTATAGTCGGCTAGGATTTGTCACCCGGGAGATAAAAAAATGTCCAGTGTATGGCTCACACTCGCATCGGATCCGAAGAACCCGCAAAAGCTAGCCGGCAGGCTCGGCCAACGGGAAGCAACGCGCTATATGCGCGGCCGCACCATCGAATACGTGAAAGCCGGTGCAGGCGCCGGCCTCGCCCACGAGGTGAAACTGTGTGGCGACACGGTGCTGCTGTTCTGCAATGGCAAGCTGGACGGCTCCCTGCACGTGGAGCATCTGTCCCCGCCGACGCTGCCGGGCAAGGGCGACAATTGGGTATCCAAGGCGACACAGTGATGATCCAGCCACCGCCGCGAGACCCGCGCACGCGCTATAACGATGCGATTCGGCGGCTGCAACGCCACGCGATCGATCGCATCGAAGCAGCGAACAATTCCGCCCGCACGCTTCCTCGCCTGCGCGCTGAGATTACCGCCGCGCTCGAAGAGCTCGAGGAACTCACGAACGAGGCCGAGGCGCGCTATCGCAAGGCGCTGCGCAGCCGAAACTGACGCTATTCATCCCACCAGCAAAAAGCCCGCGTTGCGCGGGCTTTTTCATGTCGTTTCAATATCGATTCGCTACCAAGCAGCGGCCGCGCCCGTTACCGTGCCGCCGTTGAGCACATAGGCCGCCTTGAGGAAGTCGAGCGGCTGCGTGTGCTGCCCGTACGAATTGCCCGGCAAGCTGGCCCATATGTGCGCGCAGTTGGTGATCACCGTGGCGATATCGCCCGCTTGCGCGGCCCCGTACGCGCGGCTTTCCTTGATCTGCTGAATGGCGTACCGGTCCTGCGAAAGCGGCCCGAAGTCTGGCAGCTCGAGCTGCGCCTTATAGGCTGGCCACCAGTGCGACATGATTTGGTAGCGGCCCGCCGCATCGGAGTTACACGCGGGCACGTATATCCGCGGATGGTCGGCGTAGCTGGCGAACGAGTGGATCGCGTTCGGCGTCGAGCCTACCAGCACGTTATAGCCGTTATCAGACCCGTTGAGCACGGCCTGCAGCAGCTCGCTCGTGGCGATCATGTCGAGCGCGGCGCACACATTCAGGCCGCCGGCGGCGCTAGGGCTAATTACCGGCATTGGACGCGCCTCCCGTTGCGGGTTGGCCCGCGCTCTCGCCAAACTGCACGACGCGCGCGAGGATCACGAGTACAAAAGCGGCGATCGCCACGTAGTGCGCGGTGCCGTGCGGCAGCGCGTCTTTGAGATCCTGCGGCATCCGCGACCATTCATCCTCGAGCGCGTGCCCGAGCTCGAGCATCGCGATCATGGCGCCAGCAACGCGCACGCTGCCCAAGCGGTGCGCCGCCTGCCAATTGGGTATTAGACGGAGTTTCATGCGGTTCCCTTAATCGAGGCGATCCAGTGCTTGAAGCTGTAGAGAGCGAAGGCCCCAAGGCCTAGAAGAACGGCCCACGTGCTCGACTTCAAAACGTGGACGAGAAGCGCTTGGCGGATGCGCTTGCGCTCGGCAAGCGCCTGCATGACTTCCTCGTGATAGCGGCGGTGGCCTTCGACGTCTGCGTCGGGGAATGCTTTGAGCAGCTGATCAATTTTTCGGCCCTGATCGGCGAGCTGCTCGTTTTGCTTGGCGAGGGTTTCGTCTGTCGCGCTGTGGCGCGACTCGAGATCGCCGCGCAAGGCATTGATCGCCGCGACGACGGCTTCTTGTTCGGGCATGGGGGCTCCGGTACGCGCGCCGGCGAGCGGCCGGCGCTGATAGCAAGCGGGCGCTGTGGAAGCGCCCGTCGACGTACTTAAGCGGTGGCCTTAGCGCGCGAGCGCTTCGGTTTCGGAGCTGGGGGGGCAGAAGAGGTAAGGACGGCGTCGGGCTTTCGCTCGGCGAGGATCTCGGTGAAGGTGCGGCCGTCCCTTTCGAGGATTGCATTTTGCCCGGTGAAGGCCTGCCAGCGCAACACGATCGCGTCGACGAACTTCGGGTCGAGCTCCATGAGGTAGGCCGTGCGCCCCGTCTGCTCGCAGCCGATCATCGTCGAGCCGGATCCTCCGAACAGATCTAGCACGGCGTCGCCCGCCTTGCTGCTGTTCTCGATCGCGCGGCGCACGAGCTCGACAGGCTTTTGCGTGGGGTGCACATAATCGCGTTCGCGGTCGACGTTCCACACGGTCGATTGATCGCGGCCGCCATACCAGGCCGCGCGGCCGCCACTCGAGTAAATGCACGGCTCATGCTTGGCGCGGTAGTCGCCAAAGCCCCCGCCCATTTGGTTTTTCACCCAAATGATGTGCGACGAGAGCTTGCGCTCGACCATGTTGAGCGCCTTGATGAACTCGGCCGTTGTCATGTCGGCGTGCCATACGTACCACGGCGCCGCGGGCTTGAGAGCGGGCACGGCGCTCGAGAACGCTTCGTACAGGAAGTCGACGAGGCCATCGCCCTCGAGCTTGTCGTTCTTGATGCCTTCCCATTCCTTATGTCCACCCTTGTATGCCACGCCGTAGGGCGGATCTGTGTGCAGCAGATCGGCGCGCGTGCCAGCCATCAAGCGGTCCACTTCATCGGTCATCGTTGAATCGCCGCACAAGAGGCGGTGCCGCCCGAGTATCCAGAGATCACCCGCCATCGAGACGGGATCGTTCGGGATATTGGGCACCTGATCCTCGTCGATTTTGCCGGCCACCGTCTCGGGCGCGAGGATCTCGGCGAGCTGCTCGCCAAAGCCAAGCAGATCGAGCTCGAAGCCGAGCTCGGCGAGCGCGTCGAGCTCGAGCTTGAGCAGGTTGTAATCCCAGCCGGCGAGGGTGGCGAGCTGGTTGTCGGCGATCACATAGGCGCGCTGCTCGACGGGAGAGAGGTGCGAGAGATCGATGGTCGGCACGCGCGAACCATCGCACATGCGAATGCTTTGGCCGGCCTTGAACATGTCGAGCGCACCGATGATGCGCCCATGGCCCGCGATGATGCCTTTGTTGCCGTCGAGTAGGACGGGGTTCGTGAAGCCGAATTCTTCGAAGCTGCGTTTAATCGCAGCGATTTGATCGGCGCTATGCGTGCGCGAATTGCTCGCGTACGGCTCGAGCTCGGCCGCCTCGCGGTAGACGATCTGCAGGCCTGCGAAGGCCGGGTCGCTGCCCGCAATGATCGGCTCGTTCTTTTTTGCCATTCAATTTCTCGCCATTGTGATAGTAACGGCGAGATATTAGCGCATTGCGCGCCATTTGCAGCACGCGAGCATGGCGCAAGCGAAGCATGGCCACGAGCGGAGCGAAAAAGCGCACAGGATCGGCCGGCGCGCCGGCGAGCTCGAGCTGCTCAGTGAGCGCCTCGACGCGGCGATGGCAGCGCGTGCAAAGCACCATTCGGTTTCGCGCACGGTTATCGCGCGTGAGCCGGTAGGGAATCAGGTGGTGATTTTCGAGGTTGCGGGTGTACTGGCAACCGGGCAATAGGAGGGAGCAGAACGGCTGGCGCATCCGATCGGCCGACGAAATCGCCTTCCAACCAGGTCCGCGATCCCGAGGGTCGCCCCTCGAAATCGCGTACGCACCCGGCACAACTCTGATTACTCCGAGGGCTTGTGATCGCATTGGATCGGCCATCGAGCACTGAAGAGCCGCCAGTGTAACGTTTTCGCGTGGCCGTGGGACGAATGATTCGCACCTAAAACACCACTAATCGCGCTTTTTGCTAAAAAAGAGTTGCAATTTATCACGCCGGTGATAGTGTCTCGACCACGGCATCGTTAGATGCTGTAACAACGGCGCGAAAAGCGCACCACAAAATATCAAGAGGAAAAAAGTGCAGACCATCGAACACACCGCAGTAGCGCGCCGGCTTGTGCGCGCCAGCGCACGCAGTGTCCCGCAGCGCGAAAGAGCGCCAGCGCGCGCGGCTATCCATGCCCTCGCGGGCCTTATGGCCTTCACAGAACGAGAGTGGTTCATTGCAGTTTTCTCGTTCGCTGCCGGTGTGATCGTTGTCATTTTGTTTCTTGGAGACGCTTACTATGCTGCCCCTCACGCTCAAGACGTTGCTCAATCCCGCGGCTCGATCGCTTCAACCCAAGGCCCCGGCCGCACGGGCACCGAGCGCTTCGGCTACGCCCATCGCCCGCGCTTCCATCAAACCGCCTATGAACGCAGCTGAACGCGCCTTCTACGCGAATCCGGCGATGGAGAAGCGCCGGCGCGACATGATCGCAATGCTGGGCGATCGCTGGATGGGCCACGGCCGTCATGCGCCGCCCAAGGGCGATTACACGCAGCTGCCGCCTGAGAAGCAGGCCGAGCTCAAAGGATGGATCTGTGCGGCCGAGCACCTCGAGCAGACGGCCGACGCGATCGGCGGCAATGCGGGCGATGCGTTCCGTGCGTCAGCTACTCGGCTGCGCGTGCGGGCCCGTGATCTGTTCGCGCATGGGATCGGCGGCACACATGCGCAATAGCAGGCTCGCAATCGCTACGCGCGCCCAGCACCAGCGGCGCGCGCAGATCGAGCGGCAGGCACGCGCGCTTGCCTATACCGAGATGCGCGCCCGCGCGAAAGCCCAAAAGCGCCCGATGCCCGATAGCCAAATCGTCGAGATTGCGCTCGCTGCGCACATGGCGATTGCATCGATGAGCGGCAGCTGCGCCGATGACGATCACTGGCACGTGCTCGCGTGCGCGATGAATTACACGCTCGTGCTGTGCGAGCTTGGCATCGGCGCCGACGATATCGAGATTGCACAGCACGCGCTCGGCGCGCTCGTCTCGGCTCAGGACCGACGCGAGCGCCTCGGTCGTTGGGGTTTCACCGGCGACGAGCTCACCGATATCCGCGTCGCTGTTGAGCTGCACACGCGCCAGCTGGAAACGGCCACGCGCGAGCAGTTGACCACCGCACAAACCACCATTCATAGGCGCCTCGCAGCGGGCGATCACTACAAGCGACAACCCGAACAAGAGGCAGCATGAGCAAGTACCGCCCTAGCCCCGCTGTATATCTCGGCAATACCCTGTTTGCGACGATTCTCGGCGCGCCGCATACCGAGTTGCTCGACCTCGAAATCGCTAGCGAGCACGATATCGAAGTCGAGCTCGTGCACCGCACGCTCGACCGCTACGTGTCGAGCGAGTGGCTCACGGTAACGCTCAAGCCCAACCCCATGCGGCCCACGCAAATGCTGCGGCTGTATGCGGTTTCGCAGGGCTACCACGAGCGCAAACTGCAGCCGCCGGAAGCGCCAAGGCGGCAGGCAGAAGCGCCGCTCAGGGCGCCCAAGCGCGATCGCGCAGCGACCGTCGATGCGGTATTGCCCCCAATGTTGAAAGCTACCCCTTCAGAAGCCGTCCCTTCAGAGCCGCCCCTTGTCGAACCTCCCCCGCCCGTAATCGCGCCTGCGGCCAAGCCCGCGGCGAAATCAGAGGAAATCAAAATGCCCCGTGGTGTGTACCAGCGCAACAAGAGCGCGACGCAAGACAAAAACGCCCGCGCCTTCTCGTGCGCGATTTTTGACGATGACCGGCTGCTGATTCGCGCCGGCGGCAAATCGATCGAGCTCGAGCCCGGCGATACCGAGCGCCTCGCAGCGTATTTGCGGCGCATTGGGCGCCTGCACGACTTCGCCCTCACCGATCTCGCGTCGACCGGCGTGGATATCGATCGCGCACACCAGTCGGCATGAAATCGAAATTGAAACGCCATCGATCCGATATCGTTTTGATCATTCTTTGCCTAGCCACGCTCACGTACTCCTACACGCGCGCGCCCAGCGCACGGCCGGCTACGGTATGCCGTGGTGATCGGTGAGCTCTTGCAGGAGGTAAACGAGGATGCGATGCCCGGATTGCAATAGTAAGACGCGCGTGCTCGAGTCGCTGGCCGCCGGCCCCCGCGGCGAGGTGCGCCGCCGGCGCGCCTGCGTGGCCAAAGAATGCGGCAAGCGATTCAGCACGCTCGAGGTGCCCATCACAGGGCACACGCCGATGAACCCGTTAGAGATTGCGAAGCAACCGCGCTAGTCATCACGAAACGCACATCGATGGTGTGTTTTTTATCACAGGTGTAACGAAATACTTGCATAAGGCGTGGGACGGACGATATGGTCTGCCCACGCCTTTCGTTTTGGGGCGCGTCGAAAACAAAGGAACTTACAATGACCAACCGAATACCCCTTGTGGCCTTCGTGCTGCTGCTCGTGGCGGCTTCTGCCCGCGCTGACGAGACCACAATCATCAACGCCAAGCCGGGGCAAGAGATTGTTATTCAAATCAAGCGCGATGAAGCAGAGCAAGCCGCGGATCTCGTGCAGGACATTTTGAATGAAAACTTTGCGGAGGCACTCAGCCACGGCGCGATGCTGCACAATCAGCTCATGTACAACGGCAGCGTCTACCCGGGCCCGCAAAATGGCACCGTACTGGACACTGCGCCGTTGACCGACATGGAAAACCGCGACGTCATGAAGCGCGCGCACTGATACCCCCGCCTCATCTCCACCATTACAAGGAAAAAACCATGTGGATCATGCTTAACAACGCGTTTCTCTCGATCGTGGACAAGGCCAGCCGGCCCGATTACTTGATGGTGCGCGCTCGCCGCAAGGGTGATATCGAGGCCGTTTTCCCGGGCTATATCGCCCTGATCAACGTCGGCACCGACTACGCCTTTCGCGCCGAGATCCCGCGCAGCCTTGTTGCCATGACGATTGCCACGCAGATCACTGGCATCGATTACGCGAACTTCAAAGGCAGCGTGAAGGATGACGCGCGCCACGATGCCTACATGGGCGTATGGAATGTGATGATGGACTACCAGCGCGGCTACTACGATCGGCGCACGCGCGCCGCTTTTCAGCGCCGCAGCCCGCGGCCGGCAGCAATCCAGTACGACGAGTTGGCCGCCCCCGAGGTGAAAG